TGACGGCATCTTTGACCAGATCGGCGCGCTGGTTGTCGTCGTCCGGGTGGAGGTAGGCGCTGACGAGGCTGCGACTCTGGCAAATATCATCGGCGGCGTTGATGCTGGTACCGGGGCCTATGAGGGCGTGCATGCGTTGGTCGGTGCCGAGTCGGTCCTTGGCTTCACGCCTCGCATCCTGATCGCGCCGGGCTGGACGCACCAGCGTCCTGAAGACGCCGCGAATCCGGTGATCGCGGAGCTCGAGGGCATCGCGTCTCGGCTTCGCGCGGTGATCGTCGCGGATGGGCCTAACACCACAGACGCGGCTGCGCAGACGCATGCCGGTGATTGGGGCTCGTCTGGCCGGGTTTATGTGGTCGATCCTTGGGTTAAAGTCTTGGGCGCGGAATCCGCGGTCATCACGCAGCCGAGCTCGGCTCGGGTTGCTGGTGTGATCGCGCGCACCGACAATGATCTCGGGTTCTGGCACTCTCCCTCCAATAAGGGGATTTTCGGCATCATCGGCACGGCGCGTCCGGTTGATTTCAAGTTGGGCGATTCCGCGTCGCGCGCGAACGTGCTTAACGAGAACGGTGTGGCGACCATCATCCGTCAGGACGGGTTTCGCCTGTGGGGTAACCGGGTGCCGACTGCGGACCCAAAATGGCAGTTCATTTCGGTTCGCCGTACCGCTGATATCTTGCACGAAAGTCTGCAGCGCGCTCATATGTGGGCTGTCGATCGCAACATCACCAAGACCTACCTCGAGGATGTGTCTGACGGCGTGAATGGCTATATTGCCACTCTGGTCGAGCTGGGCGCGGTCCTTGGCGGGCGGTGTTTCCCTGATCCGGATCTGAACACTCCGGCGTCTATCATGGAGGGCAAGGTGTATTTCAATCTCGAATTCACTCCCCCCTATCCTGCGGAGCACATCACGTTTCGCTCTCACCTGGTTGATACCTATATTTCGGAGGCACTGGCATAATGGCTGCTCGTGATATTCTGCGCAATTTTAACCTGTTTGTGGACGGCCGTGGCTATGCTGGCAACGTCTCCGAATATTCGGCGCCCACCTTGGCTGTGCAGACCGAGGATTTCCGCGCTGGCGGCATGGACGCACCGATCGCGCTCGACATGGGTATGGAGGCGCTTGAGGCGACCTTCATCCTGTCTGCCTATGATTTTCACGTCCTGCAGATGTGGGGCGTTATCGAGGGGGCACCGATCGTTCTGACGGCGCGCGGTGCGATCGAGAGTTACGATGGGCTGGTGAAGGCATCCGTCCATCGTCTGCGCGGCCGCGTGACGCGCGTTGAGCGGGGCACTTGGACGCCGGGCCAGCAGGCGCCTTTGACCATCACTGTGCGGTGCGATTATTTCGCCGAGGATCTCGACGGCAGGCAAATCCACGAGATCGATGTGCCAAACATGAAGCGCGTCATCAACGGGGTCGATCAGCTGGCGGCTCGCCGCGCGGCAATCGGAATTTAAGGGAGGTCTAAATCGTGGCACAAAAAACAGAGCCGGATTCTATCTATCCGGAATTCATCACAGAAGGGGCCGACGGGTCGCTGACTGTCGCGCTTGTTCGCGGCCTTGATGTCGCGGGCGCAAAGGTCACCAGCCTGAAGCTGCGCGAGCCGTCCCTCGATGATCAGCTGACGTCGCAAAAGGTCGGCAACAATGCCGAGGCCGAGGTGACGCTGATCGCAAATCTGGCGGAGGTGGCCCCGGCTGATCTGCGCCTTTTGAAAATGCGGGATTTCGTGCGGCTGCAGGCGGCGCTCGGTTTTTTTTACGGCTGAACCTGGAGCCAGCGGTGATCCGCTCGGGGGTGTTGCTGCTGGCAAACCATACCGGGTGGAGCGCGGCTGAAATCTTAGGCATGCGCACGTCACGCTTTCTCTGGTGGATTGAGGGTCTGAACAATGGCAAATCAAAGACTTAATGCCACGGTCCAGATCGGCTCTGTTCTTGAGCGGTCGGTGAAGAAAAATATCGGCGTTTTGAGGTCGGGGCTTGAGGGCGTCGGTAACGAGATAAAAACGATCACTGATCGCCAGAAGGCAATGTCGAAGCAGCGCAAGATGCTTGAGAAGCAGGGGCGTTCTGTCGCTGATCTCGATCGAGAATACGAGCAGCTTGGGCGCCAGCTTGAAACTCTGAGGCGCCGACAGGCGGCTTGGACGCGCGCGGCGCAAGCCTCGGCTCGCGTCGGTCAGGACTTTCGCCGCATGACCGGCGATATTACGCGGGTCGCGCGCAATGCGGGCGTTGCTATTGGCCTGGTCGGCACTGCCATCTTTGGCTTGGCAAATTCCACGGCTACGCTTGGGGATGATGTCGCAAAAACTGCCGACAAGCTGGGCATGGGGATCGAGGCGTTTCAGGAGCTGCGTTACGCGGCCGAGAGGTCTGGTGTTCCTATAGCCACATTTGATTCCTCAATGGGGGCGTTTGTTAAACGTCTGGGCGAAGCCAAGGAGGGCACTGGTCCGGCTGCCGATGCGATCAAAGAGCTCGGGCTCAACGTTGGCGATTTGATCGATATGAAACCTGAGGATGCGCTGGGCGAAATTGCGGAAAAGCTAAAGGATGTGGAAAACCCGGCCGAGCGCGCGGCGATCGTGTCTGATCTGTTTTCTCGGGCTGGTCTGGGCATGATCAACATGCTGCGCAACGGCAAAGTCGGGCTCGATGATCTGCGAAGTGCTGCGGGTGATTTGGGCTATGTTCTCACGGAAAAAACCACGCGGTCCGCTGAAACATTCAAGGATCGGTTGCTGGATGCGCAGCTGACCGTGAAGGGTCTGAAGAACGTGATCGGCGCTGAGTTCATGCCGGTGGTGCAGCGCGCTATGGAAACCTTCACCACTTGGGCGAAAACAAACCGCGAGGATATCAAGAGCTTCGCCGAGCAGGCGGTTCTTAGCCTCGAGCGGGTGATTCCTATCGTGGGGTCCGTTGCGTCTGGCATGGGTGATGTGGCGGTCAAGGTGGGTGAGGTTGCGTCGATGGTCGCCGATATGGTCGGTGGTTGGGAAAACTTTGGGATGGTCCTGGGCACGCTTATGGCCAGTAAAGCGATCATCAGTGTCGCGCGCTTCGGTTGGAGCGTTGGTCGGCTCGGCATGGCCATGTGGGCATTGGTTCCGGCGCTGCCCGTTGTTGCGGGCGGGATCAAGGCGATCGGGTTGGCTCTGGTGGCAAACCCCATCGGGCTGGCGGTTGCTGCCATCGCAGGTGGTGCATTCCTTATCTACAAGAATTGGGAGGATGTCGGGCCGTGGTTCAAGGATCAGCTGGGCCACGTTGGCGATATTTTCACGGGACTTGGTGACCTGATCTCTGGTGTGTTCACTGGTGATATGGACTTGGTTGTTGATGGCGTTAAGGCGGTATGGGGCGGATTTGTCGGGTGGTGGTCTGGAAAGATCAAGGCGATCGGGGCTGTCGTTGCCTATGTCTATGACAACGTGATCAAGCCGGTGACTGATGCGATGGGCGTGACTGATGCGATCGAGGACGCTTGGCAGGGCGTGAAAGATACTCTCGGGTCCGTCATGGAATGGATCGGTGCCAAGTTCGATTGGGTGCTGCAGAAGATTCAGCCGGTTCTCGATGCTCTGAAATGGGTCAAGGATAAAGGTTCTGCGGCGCTGGGCGCGTTCGGTGGTCCGTCTGGGCCTGCGCCGGGATCTGCTGAAAACCCATATCCGCCGGGGCATCCCATGTATCGGCCGCAGGCGCGCGCGGTTGGCGGCTCGTTCCGTGCGGGCGGGTTGCTGGTCGGTGAGCGTGGTAGGGAGCTGCGGTTTGAAAACCGGTCAGGCTTCATCGCCAATAACCGGGATACTGAACGGCTTTTGGCACGTTCGGAAAAAGCGCACCAAAACTTCCGACTGGTTCAATCTGGCAAATCGGGTTTGGTCGGTGACCGCGCGCAAAAGAGGCCAATTGCGGAGCCCATTAAGCTGGCGGGTCGGCAACCTCGGGCGACGGTTCCGGCGCGTGCGATTGCGGAGCCTATTCGGTTGGCGGGTCAGCGGCCTCGTGCGACGGTTCCGGCGCTGCCTATTGTATCCGAAAGTAGCAGGGAGCCCCGCGCCAACAATCAATTGAGCGAACGTATCGCCTCTTTGGTATCCGGCCCCTCCGCTAAAATCGAGGCGGCTGGTGCGGTCGCCGGTGGTGGTGGCAGTTCGGTCACGAACCACATTAATATCCATGCGGCGGGCATGTCGGCTCAGTCGATCCTCGACGAGCTCGAGCGCCGCCTGCGCGATGCTCAATCCGGGTCGCTGTATGATGGCGCTCGGGGCTATGGGCAGTATGGGGGCTTCGCATGAGCGAGCCGATGCTCCAGCTGGGCCTCTACCAGTTCTCCATTTCCACGGCGGCTTATCAGGAGCTGTCGCGCGGCACCGAGTATCGCTGGGCAGCGCAGCAGCTTGTCGGCTCGAATGACGCGCTGCAATTCACCGGTACGCCTGCGGAAACGCTTGAGCTGCGCGGCGTAATCTATCCGCACTACAAGGGCGGGCTCGACCAGCTGACCAGAATGCGTGCGCAGGCTTCGATAGGGGTCCCTCTGCCGCTGATATCAATGGGTGGCCGGGTGATGGGCGCTTGGGTGGTCGAGGCGGTCCGTGAGGGGCAGCGTATGTTCGAGCGGGGCGGTGCGCCGCTGCGCCAAGAGTTCGATATAAAATTGAGGCGATATGATGGCGGACTCCGCTCCCTTTTACCTTTCTGAAGAAGGCGACACGGTCGATCGGATCGTGTGGAAGCACTACGGGCGTCAAACCTCGGGTGTGGTGGAGGCTGTTCTGGCTTCAAACCCTAATGTGGCCGGGCTCGGGCCTTTGCTCCCGCTCGGCACGCGCGTTGAGTTGCCGGTTGTCGTGGATGCCCCGGCCGATGAGTCGGTGCGGCTATGGGGCTGATGGACTTCCGGCCAGCGTATCGGGTCGAGGTTGACGGGTCCGATATCACCGGCATTCTTGTCAAACGGCTGATCTCTCTGAACCTGTCGGACGCGGCTGGCGTTCAGTCGGATCGCGTGACGATCACGCTGTCGGATGCCGAGCTGATCTCGCGCCTGCGCGAGCCTAGCGTCGGGGCGGAGTTAAAGGTTTGGCTCGGCTATGGGTTTAGCCTCAAATACATGGGCCTCTTTATCGCCGATCGTGTCGAAATCTCGGGGCCTCCCGACGTGATGAGCATCTCGGCTGTCGCGTCCATTCATGGCGAGACCACCTCGGGCAAGACGGCCGTGACTGAGCAAAAGACCCGATCTTGGCCGGTCGGCACTACGCTGGGCGCTCTGGTGTCTGAGGTGGCGGCCGATCATGGGATGCGGCCTGCGGTCTCACCTTCGCTTGCCTCTATCGAATTGCCTCACATCGACCAGGTGGACGAGTCCGACATTCACTTGCTCTCGCGCTTGGCGCTGGATCTGGACGCGATCGCCAAGCCGGGCGACGGGCGGCTGGTGTTGGCAAAGCGGGGCGAGAGCCTGTCGGTTGGTGGCCAGCCTATGCCTGCGGTACCGATCGCGCTGTCCGATGTTTCGTCCTGGCGCTCGAGCCGGTCGCTGCGGGAGGCTGTCGGGCAGGTGATTGCCGTGTGGCACGATCTGGACGCAGGTGTGCCGGTTGAGTGCACGGCCGGGTCTGGCACCCCGATCCAACGTCTGAAACAGCGCTATCCCAGCCGGGAAGCGGCGCAGCGGGCTGCGGATGCTGAGTTCGCGCGCACCTCGCGCGCTGGGCGCGCTCTGCAGCTGCAAATGCCGGGCAATCCCGACCTGGTCGCGGAGGGGCTCGTTAATCTCGCGGGGTTCCGGTCCTACCTCGATGGCGCTTGGCTGGTCACGCGGGTGGAGCACTCGATCGACGGTTCGGGCTATCGCTGTTCTGTGGTAGCTGAGCCTCCTGAGTGAACGGCTCATCGGCGAGACCTTCACATAGGGCGGGAAGCTGCCCTTC